ACACCGTGATGGTAATCGGTGGCCATGGGAAAGTGCCTGTGCAGTAGTGGAATGACACTGCACAGGCTGCCGCGCGCGCGCTGAATCGGCGAGGGCACGGGCTTGTAATGCGCAACCTTACAAAGGGCCACGGCGTTACGTGTAACGAAGAAGCGCGCCGGGAAGCAGATATCCGGCAGCGTGGGTCGTTAGTTAGGTCCGGATGCCGGCTCGGGGGCGGGGATTGGCGGCGAATCTGGCCAACCTTGAGCTAGCATTTCGGCGCGATACTCACCTGCCTCGACCGCGCTTAACAGCGTCATTTCCCGGTCAAAACAGGCTTGGACGTGCGCACGAACGGCTGTCGCAGTTTCAATCAGTTGCGGTGCCGTCAGCTCGACAAAGCCGCCGCCTGTCTTCCAGTTGCATTTGTAGGCCGGATCAAGAATTGCCGACACGGCGGCGCCGGCAATCAAGGCTTGCCCATCACGAGTGGTTTCAATCTCAAAGCCGTTAACGGTGATGCCAACGCCTTCACGCTTATAGCGCTCGGCGGCGATCACGGCGGGATAATCCACTGCGGGAGAATGACTGGCCGCAAGCGCCAGTGCTTCGGCCTCCTCCATTGGAATTAGATCGGCCGGCGCCTCCGTTTGGTTAGCAAATGCATAAACGTTTTGCGCAGTATCAATAAAAAAATGCATTCAGCGAATCTCCGACCAATAGACCAGGGTGTAGTTGCCTGCCGGCACCTTATAGGTGGCGCCAGCGGGAACAATGGCGGTAACTGCGATACTGGAATTGGTGACAGGGTAAGCAGAGCCGTAAATCGTCACCCCAGCGACAACTAAGGTTGCGACCTCGTTGGCGACGGTCGTAAGCAGCATCACGTTAATGAGAATCGGCCGGTCTAGGGTGTTGGTGTAAGTGACGTTAATCGCCCGTGACGCCTTCACGTCGGAGGCAGTCTTGAAGAGCTGGGCCAGCCGGTTGTTGAACGTCAACACCTGCGCTTCCAGCGCCGCAACATCAATATTTCCCTGATTGATTGGGGCGTTCCAAGCCTTGAGGCACCACATCACCGCCAAGTTTCGCGGGCGGGTTTCAGATCCGCCAGCAACGTTGGTGTATTTTACGGAACCTGCCGTATCAGTTGGTGTAGCGGTCGAAACTCCCCCAGAGCCGGCGATTACAGAGGTCGCGTTGTAGGAGTGAAGGTGAGATTCGATTTGCCCTGCCTGATAGGTGCCAATCGCCCGGGCGGCATCAATACCGCGACCATGATCCCAACCACGCAGGAATTCGCCGCGCGATTCCGGCAAACGAAAATTACCGGCGCCCTCATCGCCTTTGTTGAACGTAGTGCCGAGAAAGGCCGCCAGGTCGGGATAGGTCGCAATGCTCTGCACACTGCCGTTAATTTCCAGAAAACCGGGCGCGATCTTGTTCACCGGAAACGCCACCATCGCACCAATCGGCAACGCCGAGGCTCCGACCATCGCCTCGATTTGCGGCTTGGTGTAAGTGTCCGTGATGCCCATCGCAGCCAGCGTGTCGGGGTTATCACCCGACACCACCACGCCACGATTATTGACCTTCACCCGGGTGAACTCACCGGCCGCTTTATTCGCCGGCAGCACGTCCAGAATCGCCGCATCCACGTAGGTCCGCGAGGCCAGCACCACCGCCGGGTCAATCTTGAGCGTGATGTTGCCGGCACTGGCGACAATGAAGTTCATGCGTACAATTTGCGTGCGGCCTGAACCTTGCGACAGGACTGGCTTGAAGCTCGGCGCGCAGTTGGCTACAGCCACCATGTCGCCGTCCGAATCGTACAGGGCGATCTCGCGGATCCACTTACCGCCTTCATCGGCGGGGATAATTTGCTCGGCAATGATCACTGCCGGATTGACCGGATCGATTTTGAGCTGATTCAGCGGGCGGCGGCGCCATTCGTTGATCAACCTGGTCTGCGCAGCATTGGGGATCGGGTCCGTGCCGTTGGCATCACCCACGCCCATCTCGGTCATCTTCCAGGGAGTGCCAAGTGCGTCGGCGTTCGCCTGCTTGGCCATCCCCACATTCGTGAGGATCGCAAAAAACTGCGAGTTCGCATCAATCATAATAAACGTCCAGGGTGTCTATGGAATGTTCGCGGCCCACCACGCCGAAGGTCCCGGCGACCTCGATGTCACGCATGAGCGGCGGGTAAACGTCGATTTCGTCGCCTTCGTACAAGGCGACGCTGATATCTAAATGTCCGTTGGATTCGAGGCTTATCGCCAAACCGGTCAGGTGACGGGTAACGGGCTTGGCGTCGTCGATGAGGCGCTCCAGCTCCTGATACATTTCCTCAGTGATTCCGGTGTCCAGTACGCCAACTTTGAGCGCAAAGGTGCCGGGCACCCCTTCAGGCACGGTGTTGAACCACTCGACAATCTCAATCAGGTAACCCAAAGGCTCGACTACTCGCCTGAGTGCACCGATCGTTCCTTTGCGGGAGTGGATGAAGTACGAGCCTTTGATGACCTGACGCTTGGTGGCCTCCGACCAGGTGCTGTCCCAGCGGTCGACAGAGAATGCCCAGGCGAGGTAGGGCAGTAACTGGACCGGGCACCGATCAGGGTTCAGCAAATCCCTGATCGGGACCGGCACGCGCTCGATCTGAGCGAGCGCCTCGGCCGCCAGTCGCTCAAGCTGTTTGGCGTTCGGCGGCAACAGGCTCGTCATGACAGCGCACCAACGGCCACGGTATAGCCGGTGCAATACGCTGCCTCAGCTTCGCTCGGGGTGATGTCGGTCCAGTTGCTGAGCACCACCTTGCGCACGCCTTCGACATGCAGCGCTGCATGAATGGCCGACTCGGAGACCTCTACACCGAGGCGTCGGCGCTGAGTAATGAACGTAACGAGACGGGCTTGCGCCGCTTCGCGGATGGGCTCCGCTTCAGGCCCGGTCGTGGCGAGATAGATAACCGCGTCGACGTGGTAAGGCAGAACGGTCGCCGATTGCACCGTCAGTCGATCAGCAACCGGACGACGGTCATCGTCGCTTAGATATCGACTGACAACATCCAACAACGCCTGGTCGACGCTTCCGTCTCCGATTAACCCCTGAACAGTGACGACGACAACCGCCGGCGACGGGCTTTCAGCCGTTGCATCAGCGACGCGGCCATCTGCGCTACGCGCGTGCAGGATGTAACCGTTACGAGGCCCCGCTGTTGAGAGTCCTTCCCATGCCATCTGCGCCCGTTCGCGCAGCGAGTCATCTGATTCCATCACCGCGATGATCGGCGGAACGGCGGCGCTGTTGCCCGGGGTTACGACCAGGCGTTCGACGTTGACGTTACCGGCGAGCTGCTCGAGGTCTTTGCCCTTGGCTTTCGCCAGCATGTTGGCCAGGGACGCTTCGTTCACGCGTTGACGCAGCAGCATTTCGCGGTAGGCGTTCTCCTGCAGAAGCTTGGTCAGAGGCTCCGACTCGACAGCCAATGTCGCGGCGACTTCGGCCTGCTGTTCAGTTGGCCAGAGGCTGACTGCGTAGGCTTTTCGTTCGGCGAGGATCTGCTCATAGTCAATCTGCTCGACGACGTCTGGATCCGGAAGCTGAGCCAAGTCGATGGGAGTGAAAGTTTTCATGCTGTTGCTCCCAAGCTAAGAGGAACGCGCAGGCTCAACGGCTCATTGGTGTCGACCAGGCTGCCTTCGATGTCGAGAATTGCCTGGCCGGCTACGTCTCCCAGCGTGAGCTGGACGCGACTAAGGCGGATACGCGGCTCCCAACGCATCAGGGCAATGGCGGTGGCCGCATAAGCCTGCAGGCGGGTTGCATTGTTGAGTGGCCAATCGATCAGGTCCGCAAGCTGACTTCCGTATTCGCGCCGCATAACGCGGGTTCCGATGGGAGTGGTCAGGATGTCGGCGATCGATTGCACCAGGTGAGCGTTACCGACGACGCTGCGGCCGGAGTTGCTGTTCATGCCGATCATGGGACTGGCCCCTGAGACGTGCCGTTGCCGGCCTGAACGCCAGATGTGCGGTGATTGATCAGGCTGATTTTCTGCTCGCCCGCGACGACGTCCTGGGTCACGTTAACCAGCCCCTCGATATCGACATCACCCTTGATTTTCAGACCGCCGGGTACGATCAGCTCGACCTTGCCACCCTCGGGCAGCGTGGCGGTCAGCGTGTGGCTCGCGGTGTCATAGTCGACAATTGCGCCGTCGCGGTAGCGGCGCCGGCGCCGGGTTGGCAAGTTGTCTGGAGCCGGGAAGCGATCGCTGTACAGACCAAAAATGACAAAGCCGTGAGCCGGATTGCCCGAAGGCGAAAGCACCAGGCATTGCTCGTCGACACTTGGCGGGTCCCAGTCGCTGTCCTCGCCGGCGCGCAGGGCGAAGAACGGCAGCCAATCGGTCAGAAGGCCGCCGGTTTTCACACGGCAACGCGGCTTCTCCGGATCGAGCTCGGCGATAGTGCCGGCACGAATCAAGTTTTCGAGACGTCGAGTCAGTTCAGTAAGAGAGTCCATGCCGCCGATGTTGCAGGTCGCGCGTGCGAGCTGCATCGGCGGTGGGCTGTAGCGCGAATGCGTACAGGGGAAGGTCAGCCAGCGAGGTGATCGATGAGTAAGTTCCGGATGTTTTCCAGCTCGTCGCCGCTGAAACCCAGCAGCTGACGTGTTTCGTATTGCACATCCGCTTGGCCACGTTCCGGTCGATCCTTGAGGCCGTACTGGTGAACCCGGGCGATGCGGTTCACACGTCCTACGAATCCGACCGACATGCCGTTTGCTGTGCTTTCGGTGCGCAGGTAACGGGCAGATTTCAGCTTGGTGAACATCTTGCCCTTGATCCGGCCCTTTTTCCCACGCAGGTCCTTGGTTTTGCGAGGTGCGAACGCAGAACCATCAGGATTGTGCTGCGTCGTGATGCGTTTTGACTGGCTACGACGAAGATCCCGGGCAACCACGCCGAGCAGCTTGCGGCGTTCTCCCTCGTCCAGCTTGGCAAGCAACACTGAAACCCAGGTTTCCAGTGCCTGCAGGTCATTGCTCATGGATTACCCCACTGCGAAACCAACTCGCCGCTGGGGGGCCTGAGCTCAAGTCCTGGCGTGAAGAACAGCTCATCATCGACGACGGGCTCTGGTGGGTGATTGACGACCAGGGTGCCGTCGT